AAAACCTAAATCAAAATTGTTTATGTTTTCTCCAGCATAAGTATTGATATCTCTTGCCGCAATGTCTTCTCTGTCCAATACATTTGATATAAAGTCTCTCCATTTATATATATTCTCTAATGTTCCTTTAATTGAATACATCATCTGTCCTGCTTTTATAGGATAGAAATATTTGTTTGACGACCTGGGTTTAATAAAAGAGTCATATATTATATATGTTTTTCCCTCCCATTTTGTTGTTCCAGATACGTTATCTGACACTGGGAATATTGGAACTGTTCCTGAATATGAAGAGTACGTTGCACTCATGCTAGGAGTTACATGAAACTGCTCCCAAACATACTCATTGATTGCCACCTCTGGATAACTACTCATAATCTTCTCCTGGAGCAGAAAGAACCCAAGATAGTGCTGTTTTCCTACCCTTTGAACTTGCACCGCCTTGTTTTACTGCTGAATCAAAATTTTTATAATAAGATCCTGGGCGAGAAAAATGATCATAGAATCCAATAGATCTTAAATAAACATTGTCTAGGTATGTTCTGTAGAAGTCTTGAAATACTTTTAAGAATCCCTGATATGTTTCTTCTCCTCCTGGGTTTTCAACCACCAACGGTCCAGCCCTAAAATATTCTTCACCATTCCAAAAGAAATGCATAGCCTTTGCATATTTTGCCATAGGCTCAACTTCAATTTGATTTTCCATAATATAAGCTTTCTGATCAAATGGTTCTTCGGCCCCATTTTGGACACTAAAAGACATAAGAAATTCTGAAGAAATTAAAACTTTTTTACCTGAGGTAATCTTTCTTAGCTCTACGAGCCTTGCCTCTGGAACCCCTATTTCGTGCCATTCGTATATATGATGTAGCATTTCTGGATTTGTTCTGGCCATCATGTCCAGGAAATCATAAAAACCCTCAATGCTTGCTCCTGCAATTCTACCAGCAACATATCCTTCTTTTGCTTTTGTTTCTTTAATAAAGCCATCAGAGTATTTAACAAGATTATTTAAAACCCTCATTGCCTCTTTACCGTCAAATGTTACTGAATACATGATTGATCATCTGCTCTTTTTAGTCTTATTCTATACCCCAAAAAATTGTGAAGTGGATCATACATGGGCTCTATATTTTGTGGTTCAAAGTCTGTTGGGTCTGAGGCTGTTTCTGCCCAGACAACTTTTCCTAAAGGGTCTGTTATGTTGGAGATCACTATCTCAGTAAAATAGTGCATAATCCCTTCGGAATCAATTAAAATATCTATATCAGTTCTAAAGTCCAGAAGGGTGTTGTATTCTATAAATTTTTGAGAATCTACAACATTTGCTATTGTTGATGTTGGTTTTTCTTTAATGGCTGAACACTTTATAGATCTATCTTTTGACCAAGAGCTAACAATTTCTCCAATATCGTTTTGTGTTTCTGTTGAATAATAAATATCGGCAGACATTGGATACATGATTGCAGACAGGTTGCCTAAGGACAACATTAGATCACTCCTGGTCGAATTCTATTCTTATACCTAGAAAGCATCTTGTCAACAATTAAGTTTCCTGTACCGGATGAGGCTCCTTGGGAAAATTTAATCTTAAATTCGTTATTGTCAAACTCTGTAATGTTTCTACTGTAATACCTTAGGTTGTCATTAATTAAATCTTGAATTAGTAGTTGGCACGCATCTTCAATGTCCCCTGGAACTACCTGATGCCCAAAGTCTGCATCAATCAAATAATCGTGTCCAGCAGAGAACGCTACTTCATAATTTCTGTCTCTCCATACCTTTGCGTATTCAACTTTGTTTTGATCTTGTCCAGTTAGAACAATAGAGGTCTTATCTATGCTGGGGCCGTACTGGTCAAGGGTATCATCTTCAAAATCATAAATCAATTCATTGTTTTCCCACATGTAATAAAGTCTAACTATTTGCTCATCAATTGGAAGATAATCAATTCCCATTCCAATAAACTCTTTTTCTTTTCTAACGAATTGAAATTGTCCAGCTTCTGATTCAATTATCTTTCTTGCTACCCTTTCCGCTTCTATTGCCTGTCCTGTTGTTATTGCAAGGCTATTCTTTGTTGCGGTAATATCACAATATGGTTTTACAATGTCAACACCCATTGAAACTTTTAAGTTTTGTGAAGCATCATAAACATTTGCAAAAATATTTCCAGAATAAGTTAGATACCTGGAATCTAGGGTAAAGGTAGCTATTTTTGAAGAGTTTGAAGTAGCAGATGCAGAATATGATTCTCCGGTAAAAAGATCTTTATAATTTAAAACATACAAAGTAGAAGCGCTTTGCATTGTAAATGCCGCCTCAATACTAGTTGTTTCTGGTAGTCTAAGAATCTCCATATTTTATACTCCAAAGAAAACTGCTAGCTCTTGTGGGCTAGCCTCTCTTACCTTGTCTGAAATTTTCATCCATTGCTCTGCTTCGCTTGTGGAAATTATGTTATATCCATTTTCTAATCTAGGAAGTCCTGTGCAATAAAGTGGATTTGGAACAAAAACAGCAACTTTATCTATTTTTTGTTTTTCATCCTTTTTAATAGCCATTATTCCTCCTTGTTTTATTAATTATATCATCTAAAAAGCTTAGGAGGGGAGTACAAGACCCCCCTCCGCAGCGTTAGAGATTTAGATTACTTGCTGCCGAAGGCAACTGCATCTGTCTCTTCGATCTGAACACCAAAACGAACGAACACTGTGTACTCCACGGTATCCTTCTTTGGCTTGAACTCACGGTGAACCGTTACATCTCTCTGGAATCCCCAAATACGATTCTCTGGGAATGTTAGTGAGACATAATCATCTGGAAGGTAAGGAACCTCCATGATTGGTAGACCTAGGACGCGATACTGTAGTGGAGCCCCTACAACCTGTGGGACGCTACCATCAACAATGCGCTCAACGATTCTCTCTGAATTGAGATTACCAGTTTGAGCCAATGAATTTAGTAGGCTTGAGATTGTTGGTGAACCTGCGTAGAACTTCATGGCTGATCTTGAACCACGGTACTTACGTGGCATTGCCAAGATGATATCCTGAAGGTCTTGCACGGTCCATGTAGAACCACTTGAAGTTACGCTTGCTGCCTGATTACCAGAAGCTTCCTTTGCGTAGAAGCCCTGAAGAATCTTCAAGAACGCATTTGTTCCTGAACCAACACCGTTGATGGCAAGATCTTCAAGGTCATTTGCAAAGGCCCGAGTCATAGCCCGAACTAGGTGATCTTCCAACTGCATACCTTCGAGGTTATCCTCAAGGGCTTCAGTTGCGACCTCCCAGTCTAGTCTAATCTTCTTTGTTACAATTTCGACCTTGGTGAAGGCAACGGCTGCGTTTGTGTAAGTTCCGTCTGCTTGATTAGCAGCACGGATAACACGCTCGCCTACGTTAAGCTTCTCAAGTTCTGCAGTATTTGAACGCATAGTTACCTTGCGACCGTCTTGTGCTAGAACTTGCTGCTCCCAAATATACTCAATAAACTGGCGAGATTGCTCAGGACTGAGGATACCGCCATCATCGGTTGTGCTGCCAACGACACCAAGGTCGCCAGCAGTTGGATTTGTGATTGCACCAATGCCACCAGATACAACTACTCCTGCATCTGCGGCTTTTTCCATAATTTCTTCTGACATTTTATTTTTCACCTCCTGTAATATTACCGATATAGGTCAGCGGAATTGAGGAAACGACCGCCCCACATCGACTTTTCTGTTTTATCTTCCTGCACGATCCCGCCAAGATCGCCAGACTTGCGAACAGCGGTGTCATTTTCAATAACATCTACACGCTGTCCAAACTCTTCAACACTACCCTTTACAACGGACACTTCCTCTGAAACACCGCTGATTGACTTTGTAAGTTCGGCTACCTGGTCAGCAATACTTTTGATTGCTGCGGAAAGCTCTTCTACTGCACCAACAACTGAAACTTTAATTTCATCTACAGCTTTTGCCAAGTCTTCGTTGCCTTCTGCAGGAGTAGTGGACTTCTCAACCGTTTCTTCTGTTGCCTCTACAACTTCTTCAAGAGACTCTTCGGCCTCATCTTCAGCAACCTCTGCTTCTTCAACAATTTCAGCCGCTTCTTCAACTGCCTCTTCGACAGGAGCGTCTACCACTTCTTCGGTTGCTTCGTCAGATTTAGCGATTACTTCTTCGATTGGATCTGTATTCTTTCTATTTAGAATTCCCACGTTATTTCCCTCCTTTTCATTTTCTTTAGCAATTGACTTGGCTACTTTGTCAATCGCCACTAATTCGGGTTCTTCACCCGAAACTTTTTCAAAATCATCTAAAAGATTTTTTATTGTTTCTGATTTATTAATATCAGTGCTTTCAACAAAACCAATGTTTACCATTGATTTATTGCTTTGTGGTGAGACGTATGATTCTTCTTGACTTAGAATAATGTTTCCAGTATCTGAACACCAGAATACATTTTCTAAATAATTTTTCTCAATTATCTCCCCGTCGTTTTCATTTTCAAATTTTTGAATAGACACAACATTAGAAGTTTGGTTTGCTGGATTGTCAACTAAAGACAGCTCATACAGGTCGTAATCTTTGATTACCCTTACTGGAGCACCGATTTCTTTGTTGTAAACTTGTTCTGAGTCTTTGATGTTACCGCCAATTGAAAATCCTGTTAGAATTCCTTCGGTAACCTTGTGCCATGTATCTTCCGCACCTTTGGAAACATATACGTCAACATAAACACCATTATAAAATGTTTTAGATTCCTTGTCGAAATACTTGTCTTGCCTAAAAGACACTACTTTTCCAACTGCTAGCGGAGTGTGTTGTTCTCTAACGTTACCCCTAAACTTGTCAAAAGCTCTTGCTGACGCTTCCGCATTAACAATGTCACCCTGCTTGTCAACAACGTCAGTGGTTGCCCACCCTGAAACAATTCTTTTGCTTTGGTCTACTTTGGAGATTGGAACTTGAACTGAAATAGAGTCTCCATTTGTAACCCAAAAAGCTTTTTCAAATGTAGTCATGTCATCACCATTATACATGTATTTTTAAATATATTACTGAACTACTCTTCCTTTGCCACCTGGATTTCTTCCAGTTGGTGTGGCGGTGGAATCTGTTGCGTTGTTTTGTCTTTCAGTATCTCTTTGTCTGTTTCCTGCTGCAGAGTTTTCTGCTCTTTGTTGAGAGGTAAGCTCTACTGGATCTTGACCTCCGTCACGCATTGGCAATCCAATTCTTGTTCTAACTTCATTTGGAACAATTACTTGCGTTTTCAAATATCTTTCGTCAATTTGACTTTGAGTATTTTCATCTGTTAAAGTCAACTCGTTTAGTTTTAGCTTAAACATGTTGGTTTTTTCTTTTATAATCTTGTTTAAAACTTTTTCTAACATTCTTTGGGCTGGACGAGCAACTTGTTCTTTAAAAGTCCTGTCAGACGCAAGGGCTGCTGCAATTGATTGTCCTTGTCCTCCGCCAACCTTTGATATCGGGGTTTGATGAGAAATGAATATATCTTCACGATTTGACTTATGATACTTTTCAAATGACCCTTCTTGAACACCATTCTCAATTGGTTCCATCTTAAACTCAACCTTGTTGTCTGGTGAATCCGCTGGAAGGGGAATAAATAAAGTTCTATGATTTTGCCCCTTTAATCCCGACTGCATAAATCTAAATAACTTGTCCTCTGAGTCATTTGAAAGTTTTGCACCTTTAAGGGTGACAACATATCTTGGAACTGCTTTATTCTCAAAATAATCTATGTTGTATTTAGCAGCTAGTTGATCTCCAACCACAGCCATGGAAGATGACAAAATATCTGGAATTCCATAGTAACTATTCTTTGGAGTATATTTCTTTAGATGAATTAATTCATTTGGCCTGGGGTCAGTAGTTATATTATTTGGAGTAGTTTTGTCTTGAAAGTTTTTAAAGAATACTGTTTTTTGATTTACTATCTGAATGTACCCGTCTCTTAACCTTCTAACTCTAATTGTTGTGGCTGGAATGTGTCCAATATAACCAATCTCTCCAGCAACTGTTCTACCAATTTCTATGTAACCATTTCCAGTTGCTTCGTAATCTGTCCAAACTTTTTCTAAAATATGCGTAAAGGTGTCTTCATCATTTCTTTCTTCTATCCAGTTTGAAACTTCTACCTTGGCTCTTTCTACTTTCCTTCTTGCTCTCATCATAGATTCATTGTTTGGAGCTTCCTCAAGGGCTTGCATAACTGACTCTGTTATATCAAAAGAATATCCAAGGCCAACGATGTTGGCCACCTTTGCGTTTATGGCTGCGTGATTAGCAAAAGAGCTATCAAAGAATGTTGCCAATTCGTCAAGGTTGTAGGGGGGAATTACAACATCAAAAAGGCCATATGCGGTTACTACGTCTTGAACTGGAATTAGTTGCTTAGACTTAGTTGAATCTGCTCCAGTCCAAACTTTATTACTTCTGGCTGCTTTTCTTTTAAAATTATTGTCAAGGCCGTCAAATTTCTTCACTTCTTCATAGTTTGATGCAAACTCATCAACTACTGTTTTCTTTATTGAAGATTCTGGCCTATCTATCTTTGCTCTGTATTCTGTTTCTTCGTCATTCTCCATGCTTTTTGATCCCCCTTGCAGCATCCATCCATGCGCCTAGATCGGTATCGCTAGGGATGTAGCCTTCCTTTAGTCTATTGATCTGTTCGGAGTATTCTTCGTCAGACACCCTACGGACTCCTGGCATGAATTCTGCCTTACCATCAAAAAATCCATAGTGCCTAGCGGCATTGGTTATTTTTGAAATAGAATCTAGGTCATGAATTTTAGATGGAATATTCATTGTGTTACCGTTTCCATCCTTGACTATTTCTCCATCTGGAAGTCTCCAGACATATATCCCGTCTTTTCTTTGTTTTTCTATGACGGTTAGTTTTGATTTCCCACTACTCATGTAACCAATTCTACCACATTATGCAGTTTTATACAAAAACATAACCACAACAATGTAAAAAACTAAATAACACAAACATCGTTGGTACAAAATCTTTCACCTTGAGCTTCTAGATTGTCTACTCCATCATAAATAGCAGAAAAATCTATCTTCATTATTTTTCCAAGGTGGGACTCGTACTCCGCTTGAGTTATTTGAGTGTATGGTTGTTGAGGATACGTTTGATTTCCCATGGGCAAGAATGATACTGCCTTTAATTGACCCTCGTACATGTGAAGGGCTGGGGCAACATTCTTTGTTTCTGTTTCTTTATCAAAAGACAAAGTTACCGATACCCCGTTGTCTGACCAATATTTTTGAGCGGTAGCAGCAAGTCCAATTTTTTCAAATAAAGAAACTTCTTGTTCACTTCTTTCGTGCTCTGATGATATTGGGAAATAAACTACCTGTGTGTTTGAAGACACAACATCTTTTTCTATTTTATATCCTGCCGCTTTAAATAAATGAAGAAGAGGATCAGAGTCTCCAAAGCGTATAGCCCTTAAAAAGTATTTACCTCCTGGGCCCCAGTGAACTCCTGGAGTTGCCCCAGACAGGATGCTAACGCTTCCTGATGGCTTTACTGTTGTGACCCTAATTGATTCTCTTACGCAAAGCCATTCTGAATACTTATTGTCGTAGTGGCGGATCTTTCCATAGCCTTCATCCATCCATTCCCTTAGCTCTGGAAGCCCCCTTGAGTCAGCAAATGACGCAATGCCAGTAAGAGATGTTCCAATTCTACGATTTCTTTGCATAATTGCATTTGTTTGTTGCCAGTGAGTAGACAGCAAGGTAACAGTTTTTCCGTAAAGATATGCAAACTTTAATGTACGCATAAAGTCTGCTTTGTCTTCATGTCTATTTAGATGCACTTCTACTAGAGTGCATTGGTATGTTATAACGTTTCCAAAAACACCCATTCCGGTCTTTGGCTCTGTAAAACAATAAGTATCTGCTTCATCAGAAATCAATTCAATACTTACAATTTTTTGTTTTCTAGATCTGTCAATAATTGACAATGGATGTGCATTGTTTTTGGCATACTTAGTTCCAAACCTCTTGGCAACCTTTAGATGTGTGGAAATATTTTCTGCTTCATATGATGGAACTAACAGCCTATAGAGATCTCTAGACCTAACACCCTTGTTTGTTTCATCTCCAAGTTTTCCAAACTGTCTCAATGTTGAGTGGTTGACTCCAATCTTTCTTAGCAGAATTTGAGCATCTCTTAACTTACCTTCACTACCATACAAAACATAGTGATCCGTTCTAGGATTTTTGATTAATGATCCATCTGTGTCTATCCAACCACCAAAAAATTCTGACAAAGATTGTTTATCCCAATCAAAAACCTCTGAAGGAATTCTGTCTTCTTTTCTAATTTCTGTTGCAATCTCAATTGGAATATACTCATTCAATACAACTGGATACCACTTGCTATCTGTTGTTGATTGTTTTCTTATTGCACGAACTTTTCCATCAAGTAAGGGAAATACTGTATCTGCTTCATGTTCTTGAACAATTGCTATAGCGTATCCATTATCAACATACCCATCACCAATAAACCATCCCCACCTATACGCATCTTCAAATCTTTTTCCCACATGCTCTGTTAAAGAAAATTCTGGAAGAATCATTCCTACTTTAAGCTCTTCAGTGGTTCTCTTTTTAAAAATTGATTCCGTTTTTGTTTTTGCACTCCATTGGTGTTTTGGTGTAGCGTCTAGGTAAGAGCCATCAGAAAGCGTTACTCTATGTAGGGAGTTTTTGCCAGTAGAAAATGGGGTAACTTCTGTCCATTCTTTACCATTCCAAATATCTACATTTTTACCAACAAGAGATTTTATTGTTTTTGTTCCATTATTTTTTGTATGAACAAGGGTGTCTCCCGAAACACATAACTCAAAAGATTCAAGTGGTTGTTCGGCACAGTTTCCTGTAATGCAGTGATCTAGCTGGAATGCATGAGTTGTATCACGAACTGTAACGTCCCAAACATCAGCATGACGAGAAAACTCAACAGACTTGACTTCAATAAAAGAACTTTCATCTTTTCCTTTTTTCTTCCCAAGTCTTACAATGGAGTCAATTTTGTTTTGTTTGTCTGTGTTGGTTAATGAAATAATTTCTGAAAAATTACAAACATTTTCATATCCAGAAATTTTAAGGGTATGCCTAAAATATTCTTTTTCCGGGTTGCCTAAAAATGACATAATACTGGAAGTTGATTCTATTGAAGTTTTTATTCCAAAGAATCCTAAAAGTGACGAAAGATCTTCTGTTATCTTCTTGTGTGCCGAAGAAAAAACGATTCTCTTATGATTCATATCTACAGATCCATCAGAGGAAATAAGCCCATCAATTAGGCCAACTCTGTACTGATCAGAGAACGTGTGGTCCCAGACAGAATTTGGAAGTCCATTTTTTTTATTACTTACCGAAAATCTATCAAACATTTCTCTAAGTTTTGGATTGTTTACGTTTATCTCTGTCTTGTTCATTAGAGTTGAGGCTGATCCAAGTTCTCCTAGGAAATCTGTAATTATTTTGTTTATTCCTGAATCAATGTCGGATTGTCCGGCAACAATAAATCCAATCTGCCTAGAATCTTTTTTGTTTGTTTTTGGCTTGCCCGATCTGTCCGTAATCCAGCCGTCTCCCAAGTTCCATCCAATGATAAATCCCTCAAGTCTTGACCCATTTTCTCCGTTTGGATACACTTCTTTCGTTATTAAATTAGGGAGCTTATCTCCAGGGGCAAGGTCCAAAGTCTTTACTTTTTTAAACTGTCCGTCTCTGTATACTGGCCACTTATGTTCTTCTGTTGCTTCATAATGGTGTCCTCCTTTAAGGTTAACCGAATAAACTTTTTTATTTACCCCTGACTTCCAGCACGATGCCTCTGACTTTTTACCATCAATGTTATTTACAATAAAATCTTTGCCTTCTAGTTCTTGGATCTCTTTGATCCCGCCGTCAGTCCAAAGCTTTGTTCCAGCAACCAGTGAGGGATTGAATCCCATGATTCTATAATCTTTTCCATCCTTTGGGTCTATTGTTCTTCCCCAATTTCTGGTAACGTCTAGCCAGATAAATCCAGGTTCCCCGTTGTCTGCAATTAAATCAATATAGTCTTCGTATTTTGTTCCTATCTCTGCTGCAATACTATTGTTACTCATCCATGCCCACCCTGGATTTTCTGAATCAAATGAGTTTCTTTCTGGAAATATCTCAGCATTTTTTAAATTTATAAAATCTTTATCGTTTGGAGTTCCTAGTGACAGGGTTGCACTACGCCTTACGTTTCCACTTACAACGCAAGTACCGATAAGGTTTACAATATCAACAATGGCACGAGAGTCAAGCTTTTCTCCAATACGACCCCCTATAACTTTTCTTATATTTTCGTGTAACTTCATCAATGGTTCTGGACCAGACGAGGTTCCACCAAATCCACGAATAGGTTCTCCCGCTAACCTTACTTCTGAATAGTCAAATGTTACAGACATTTGATTTTGTCTAAGATAAGAATTTAAAATTAGTCTTAATGATTCTACCCAGCCTTCACGGGTATCTGGAATAACATAAACATTTTCTTCACTAGATGGATTAAATATTTCCATATCTTTGTCTTGTCCCAAGGTATCGAAACCAACACCAATGCCAAGCATTAGAGCATCCATCGTCCACCCAAACAAATCACCAGGATCATTACGATCAATGTCTTTTGTGGAAACAAAGGCGCAGTTAGATGTGTATACACCGCTCGCCAAAGTAAACCGCTCGGTTTTGGGAACTACGGCGCAGTAGACGGTCTCGGGGTAGTCCAAAGGTTCAATGCTCTTAACGGTCCAAAACTTCTGAATCGGGGAGAGCGAGACTCGAACTAACGGAGCAGAGCGGGGTCCGAAGTTAGTTTCGTTGTCTATCGTGTTAACGCCGATCACCGTGTACCCACCGATAGCGGCGTGGTCAATAAGCCAGTCTGCTGCCTCGTGGTTCTGAGTAGAGACCACAATCGTGCCGGTGCTTTGCAAGGCGCCGTCGAACTTGGCCCAGCCGTTAATGAACGAGGAGATGTACGCTGGATCGTCGGTGGTTGGCAGCGCCTTCATGTTCGTAGCGCTGCGGTAGTATACAACCGGGTCGCCGTCGCAGTTGGGCTGATAGTGAATGGTGCTGAAATGGCCAACCTCGTTGGCCTTGTCCCCACATAGCCGCATCATGTGGCTGAATTCGCCATTCTTATATGTGTAATTAATTGATCCGTCCGCGAAGATCAGCCCGTGGATGTAGGCATCTTGGTGTGGGGACTCGTCACGCACGGACTGTGCCGGAACAACGTCATTGATCTTGAGTGTCGTCGTGACGGTGCCGTCTTTAAGTTCCCAGCGGTGATCGGGAGTGGCGGTCTCCACTACCCTGTGATTGCTGCGAGCACCGAAAGGAGCGAACGTAATGCGCTGCACAAGCTGTACGCCGAAAGAGTTGACGGTTGCCTTCTCCCAGCCACTGGCGGTCCAGACCTCAACTTCTTCGCCGTTAGCCTCCGCGAGGGTGCGGATGCCGTCACGAGTGATGAAACGGGTCTCTCCCGTGAAACAGTTTTGAAGGGCCGCAGAATTTTTCTTTTCCATTACAAGATTTGTACCCATCATCCAAAGCCCCCTACCTGGAGGTGTCCACTTTAGCGTGAACATTCTATCAAAAGCTTCTTGTGCAGATGCTTGTGCTTTTCTATCATTCCATGGAAGGCGATTTGATTTTGCCCAATCTTTTTGAATTGAATACATTCCTTCAATTACTCTTTGACAAACTTCAAACCATTTTTCTTTGGTCCCATCTTCTTTTCGTCTCGAATAAGTTCTTACAAAAGTTATCTCGCCAAGAGCGTTAGATCCAGCATCTTGGAATCCCCACGGGGGACTTTCTTCTTTATATTTTAATACAAAATCTTCAGTTAAATGAAAAGAAAATTGGGTTGACAATGAAAAACACTTCCTTAATGTAGTTGTGGTGTAGAATTTATATTCTACCAGAAAGAGGTTAAACTACAAAATGGAATTAACTATCCAGGAGGCTCACACCTACAATAACTTAGTAAAAGAAGGTAAAGAAAAAGAACTTTATTTTAGAGGTTTAGACCAGAGTGAAAATAGTAAACTTGTGGTACCAAAGTTAGATGAAAACTCAACAGTTTATTTTTATGATATTGTTTCTAGTACAAAAATCTACCCAGGAATAGAAACTATAAAATTAATAAAAGATGCAGTTGACAAAGCTTTGAAAGCATGATACTGTTCGTTATACTTGGTTTTTAAATAAGAAAAGAATAGCTCTTAACCTTAAAAACTATCTTTTATATATAATAATAATCAAAGACCATAAGTGTAATATAAATCACACAAATCCTTTTTGTCCCCTTTTAAATTGACAACCCTGTTAATCTTCTGTTAAACTTAAAAGGTTGTTGCCGCTGCACATAGGAGGAAACATGACGAAAACAAAACTGCTAGGAGGTATGCTTGTGGGGTTAATATTGATTCTTGGTAGTGACTCAAAGCTAGCTACAGCCGATCAGGTGTATGCTAAGTCTGCACCTATTGCGACGGAATTGGTTTCTTTGAAACCTGTCGTTAATAAGCAAGTTGAAAAGAAATTCAATGCTCCAACCTGTAAGAACTGGCTAGTTAAAGTTCTTAAAGAAACTGGTTTTAGGGGTAAAAATCTGAAAGTTGCATGGTCTATTGTGATGAGAGAATCCGGTGGTCGTGCCGATGCCATATCTTCTTCTGGAGACTATGGCATGTTTCAGTTTAACCGTTCAGCATGGAGTAAACAAGATTGGTGGAACACATCAAAATTGCTTACCAGAAGTTATAATGCGAAGGTTGCATATAACGTAAGTCAGAAGGGCCACACTTTTTATCCTTGGGATATAAGTGGAAAAGGAAAGCATCTAGGAAGATATACATCTACGGGAACTTATAAAGCATACCTTAAGTGGTATCACAAGTATCCCTGCTAATCGTAACGATAGTTAATCCCCCTACTACACAAACTAAAATTTGTGGCAATGACACTAGTGGGGGGATTTTCTATTTATAAAGATCTTTTATTTGATGCATTACTTCTGACCACTCTGGCCCTCTAATATTCATGCTTTGATATTTTCTAACTCCTTCAAGATTCCTGGCAACATCTTCTTTTCTTATCTTTGGGTCTAGAAGCTCTTCTAAGTGCCCTATCCACTCTCTTTCATTTCTAGCCACTCTTCCTATACCCTGCTCTTCTAAAATGGCGTACTCGGGGCTGTAAGAGGCAATAAAGGGCACTCCTGCTGCAGAATATTCCAAACCTTTAATTCCTGACTTTGCATAGTTAAATTCTACATTGCTTAAGGGCACAAGTCCAATATCTAATTTCCTAAACATCTTTGGGTAATCATTAATAGGTTGCATTGGCTCTTCTGATGTTTTTATAGAAGAAGAAATTCCTAATTGATTTTTTGCATATTTTGCATTTTTTACATGACCTGAATGATGAAATTGTAAATGATTGGATTCAAGAAAATCATTAAAAAATGATGAAAGACTTTCTAGGTCATTTGATCTCCATGGAGTAGCACCAACCCATCCAACAGTTGGCAACCATCCAGCATGATCTTTTCTTTGTTTCCACCTATCAATGTCTATACCATTACGAACTAAGAATACATTTTCTTTCCCCTTTGCTTTATAAAAATCATAAAGAAACGGGGTTGATGTAATAATTGCATCTGCTTTATCAATGATAAACATGTAATGATCTCTGTTATTGTTTGGATTCATTTTTGGATCAGTCATTTTATGAGCAAGGTTTGATTCTGATAATCCTTCAAACCAGTCGTCAATGTCTACGGCTATTTTTTGTCCCATTGCCTGAGCTTCTTCAACCTTTAATGCAACTGACTCTAGCATGATTAGTTTAAGGACAATAACATCCCAACCATGAATAGCCTTATTGTCTGGAATTAATAAACCAAATCCATGATCATCATTAAAACCTGGAAATCCTATTCCAGAATCCCATCCATTTTTTTCTAATTCTTTCATGGGAAGAAAGCATCTGTACCAAGCACAACCGTTTGGCTGTAGTGGTTTTGTACCAAAGGCCCAGTCATAGGTAAGAAAAGATACCGTAGGCATTTTATCCATAAAAAGTCCAATCGTTTTTTGTATTGTACCGGAATAATGGTGAATGGTCAAATTTTATATCGGAGAAGATTCAAAAGTTTTCCATTTTACATCTGTAAATACGTCTGATCCATTTGAATAAACGCTTAATGCAGAAAGGTCATCGGTTACGGAAACTGACAATCCAACTTGATTATTATATTCGTTTTCTCCATTTATTGTTCTTTGATTTGCAACTAAAGCAGCAGTTGCCAGTCTCCAAGAAGTTTCAGATATTTCTCCAAATGGAATAAGAATATCCTGCCATGAGTTTATTGCATTGTTTGCTGTTTCATCTGTATACACCTGGAACCATTTCTTGTAAATGCTTTTTGATGTGTCAAGAAGGGGTTCTGCATAATTATACTCAATGATGTTATTAAATACTAAACCAGAATATAATTCTAGCTTTCCGGTAAAACTATTACAATTTATAGGATCTAAGAAAGCAAGATTGACAGAAGACCATTGTCTAGGATAGAATATTGGATTTTCAACTTCAATACCGTCTTGATAAAACAATAAGTTTGTAACTTCTTGTCCCGTCAAATAATCGTACCCTTTCAGAAATGCTCTTTTGCCACCATCTGTTGGTTGCAAATAAAAATCTATATCTGTTGTTTCTGTTTTTATTTTAGCAATTATAAATGCAGTATTTGGGAAAACACTCAATGGGTACCTGGACCAAAATTGTAGGCCTCCAATCGAATATTCATCTTGTTTGCTTTTGTTTAATGGAACAAGAACTCCTCTTGTATATTCTGAATCAAATGCATTTGTGTATATTCCAGAGTATTCTGTTAGATATAAATACGGAGAAGAGTCTTTGTAAATGGTAAATGGATTCTTTTGTTTATAGTCAAACAGATATTTTGTTCTTGCAAATGGATATACCGGATTTGCATATTTAGTTCCAACTGCGTAAGCAGATGAATCGTCAAACGCTAAAGAAGCAAGCTCCATTCTTCTAAGCAACAAACTCTTTTGATTAATCCCCCTGACTTTAATTTCAAGATGAACCCCTAAATAATAATCTTTAAAGTCTGGAATCTTTGGGGGGAAGATAATTGTATTATCAACAATTTCATACTTTGTGTTTATGTATGCTGAACTATCAAAAGAAACAACGTTATTGTAAGATATATCTTCTGTATTTATAAAGTCGCTATATGGTTTATTCCCAACATCAACATATCTTTGAAATGAAATATAGGAAGTAACGTTTGTATCTATTCTTGTTTGAGCAACTTCAATTGCTCCTTCATTTTGAAGTTCTGTATAGTTTTGATACCCAGTTAAAATAATGTTTGATAGATCGGCGTATGTGGCATATAGCAGATCCAAGGCTCCATAGGTTAGGTATTCGGTAATTGCCGCATCAAGCTCCGCTCTTTTTGGAGCATCAATATTAAACTGCAACATGTCCAAATCATAATATGACTCGTTCTTATTGTTTGTTACATATTTTCCAAAGAACGAAAGTGGTTGAATATCTTCCCAATATCCTGCAACCCCAATATCTAGGCTTACAATGTTGTCTTGTTCAATAGGAAGTAATGAGTAGTTTGCGGTGTATTCAATAAGCTCTCCAGCAACGTTTTGAGTTTCAAATATTTGTTTAATGAATCCATTTTCAAAAAAATTAATCCAGTCTTTTTGAAAAAAGAATCCGTTATTAAAATGAATTGCAAATATTTTACCGGCAAAAGAATTTTCAAAATACCCACCAACGTTAAGAGAAATAGCATCTAATGATGAAAAGAAGTTTCCAATTATAGAATATTTACTTGATTGCATATCATTTAAATTTATGCCAGCAACAAAGTATTCGTTACTATATATTTCTTCAATTTTCAATACCGTGCTTACTCCAGCAGGGGATGTATACGTATAACTTAACCAGTTAATATTTAAAGATACGTCTATCTTTGCTCCAGTTGTTTTATTTTTAAACAAGAATAAAGTTTGATTAATAATTTCATCTACAGGAGACTTGAATACCCCGGCAATTGAAGAAAGTCTATCTGAAAGAATATCTAATTTATCATAATATATTGTAATATCTGAATAGAAAATGTCTTCATTTACAAAGAATTCGTGAGTAGAACCATACCAAGTTGAAGCAGATACATCCTGCCAATGAGTAATTCCGCTATTATATATTTCTGTCCAAAGTTTTGATTGCTCTCTTTCAAATAATGGTTTCATTAAGAAATAGGTATATTGATCTGGACTTTCATCATTTGCTGTTTTGTTTTCTTCAAACCATTGAAGAGTTGAAAGAAATCTTGAATTTCTTTTTAATTGAACATCTGGCAAAGCATAGCCTGGAGTTGTCATGTAGGTTGATGTTGTGTCTAGGTTATTTGAATAACCACTTCTCCAGGGAGTTACATCAGGGTATAAAATATTTGTTGCATAATTTGAAAAAGAATAGTCAAACAATGTTGAGTTTGTTAAAAAGGTTTCGTTTGAACGATTTACCTCTGGCACCCCTTGACCATATACAAACCTTCTTTTTGCCATTTCTATTGGAATTAAATATGGTGTTATAGAAATGCAATCAATTTCAAATGGAGAAATTAAATCGTTTCCATATACCCCGATCCAGTCTTGATCCAAAGATGCAGAAGAACTCTTTGCTGGAAAGGTTACATTGTCTAAGTCAAAGGGCATAGTAATAACTTGCTCACCGTTTATCAATAAAACAGCCTCTGTCTCCGAATACTTAAAATGAATAAGCATTGGCCTATACCACTTACCAACAAAATAAGATTTTACATAGAATCCAATTTTTATGCTAATAAATCCTTCTTCTACATATACTCCATCGTTAGACTCAATGGGTCCAATTATCTTTATGGGATCAGCAGAAACGTTTTCCAGTCTTATCCAAGCCTCAAGGGTATAGTTATTATATTGACCAGATTGATTCAAAAATCCATTACCTGGAAAGATTATTGATGGATTATTGTCTGGTGCTTCAATAACTCTTGTTGTGTGATTGGAACCAAATACCATGGGAATTCCAGAATTCTCTGCATATATTTTATTATCTTTTAATACATAATATCCATTCATATCCGTATCAGTTCCATAGGCATCAAGCACGACAGAAGTATAGGCAGATCCAGAAGTCAGCAAATGCTCAAGGCTAGCTGGAAAAGCTTGATCGTTAAATCCAGCCGTTATTGCATTAAATTGTTCAGACCATTGCCCTAGGGAGACTCCGTTAAATTGAGTTACAAAATCAGATAGCGAACCAACATCTGAATAGTTTGTTCTAATAAAGAATGTTAAATTTTTATTTGATGGTAGATCAAAAGTATGAAATATTTTATGCCAACCAACATCAGATTCAAATATATACTGAGAATAATATTCTACTCCATCATAAATTACCCCAATTTCAAATGATTCAATAAAGACAGAACCTTGATAAACATGGGTGGAAAAACAAGCGGTAGATCTAGAGTCATTAAAATCATCTGTGCTATTTAAAGTAAAATCGCTGGTAATTGTAGAAGAATAAGAGGCAGAAGAAGAAAGGGTAAATCTAGAAGAATGACTTGATGAAATCGGGGTATTAGAATAAGAAACAGGTAAAGATTCTGTTAAATTTGTTAATACCCAATTTGTACCATTTCCAAGATCTTGCCGGGAATCAGAAAACAATTGCAAATATGTTATGTTTTCATCCAAGGGCCATAAACCGAGGGGATGCTCAGAAAAAATTCTTTCAGCATATAAATTAGAATTTGTAATCATATCATTCTAATTTTATCATGAATGACATATTGTTTTAATCAATTAACAATATTGTTATTATGGTTCAATGTCTAATGCAACAGGCGCAACGAAGTCGGTGCCATCGAACGTGAACCCCATACCCGGATAAACGCCACGGAAATTCCCGTTATAACTGCACTGCATCCAGTCCCCCGACTGCGCCGCCAAATCAGGCAACGTCGCAATAAACGCCTGACCCAACGGTTCAGACTCCGGAAACGGCAAATCATCCATAACCGCGTTAGCGATCACAATCACGTTCCGAACAATGCCACTGTCAACTAAAGCGAAATGTCCCATC